GGGGGATGCATAAATTTTTCAGAAATCTGTTGTAGTTTTTCAAAGTTCATCCCCTCTTGAAATCCAAGGTCATAACCTATTTGAAACGACTTTATGAATGCAGATAAAAGTTCTCCGTGCAGTCTCAAATCTTCAACCTCACGGGCAAGAGTTAAGAACTCTTGGTAAATTGCTACCCAATCCTCTGTTGTGTATTCTTTCTCTTTCATTTCTTTGCCTCCTATTTTATGTTAATTGCGTTTACATATTCGTTAGCACCAATTTTAGGACAACGCCCAAACAAGTGCTTCGTAAATACTATCTTTCCAATCCTTTGCTTCAATAAAACAAGTGCTTGAAATATCTTCGGGGTCATCTCCCATCGGTACATTTTGAAAGCCATCAAATTTTACAGCCCAATGACCATTATCATCGTTTAATAAATTTGGACAATAGCCGATTTCTGCAAGGCTTTCAAATGCTTGTTCACAGTTAATTTCTCTGTCCGTTACTTTTTGTTTTATTTCTTCGTAATTCATAATAAAAACTGGTGCTAACAAAGGCTATAAGCAATTGCCTATCAACCTTTGTGGTTAATTGAGCAGTATTTACAAGGCAACTGCTCATAGCCTCACACGTTAGCCACCATTAAGATGACGTAGCTTTGATAATGTCTCTATCAATAGTTATTTCAAAATCATAGTGATGGCTTTCATTTGTTCCGTTGGTTAAAGCATAGGTAATTCCACTTGGTCTTTGATACTTCTTCCCGGGTCATTTCGTTCCCTCCTTCAATTAAAATCAACCGAACATTCCTCACATAATCCACCAAACATTTTAAGTTCCTCATTGGTGCATTGATTAAGGCACTCGGGACAAACAGTCTTTTCATCCGTTGGCAAATGCTTCTCCACCTCCGCTATTACCGTGTCAATGGCTTCATTAAAAACGTTCATGTCCCACGTTAGTAATTCACTTGTACCGTCGTAAAGACTTCCCCATTTTTTCAGCACCTCAATCGCTTCCTTTATGTTCATTTTGCTTCCTCCTTTCATAATTTTAATTATTGACATTGTTGTTATAAACGAGTTAGTAGCAAGCGGGGGAAGTGCTTCGATTTAAACTTTCTGCGTAATTGAAAGAAAAATAAAAGCCCCACCCGCTTTGCTTTTTTCAAAAGCATTAGGTTTTTAACTCCTGTACTTTATCTAAGTACCATTGTTCTTTTGCTAAATCCTGTTTTATATCGTCCTTGTGTCCAAGCCTCATTCTATATTTAAAGGCATTCATTAAGCAAAAATCAATAGTTTTTTCTTTGCCCCAAATTGCTACCATCATATCAATAACCTCAATCGGGTATTGGTTGTAATGTTTCGGGTGATTTACTTTTTCTTCGCTCATATTAGTAAGTAATATCGTTAAACACAACAGGAATAATAGTTTTCAATTCATCCAAAAGCGGACACATCAATTCACGCATTTGCGGATGTGCTACTTTTGCAGTTCGTTGTTTAAAAATTGTTCTCCACTCTCTAATGTTAGCGGTTACAACTATTTCTGTTTTTAAAGAATTTGGCAAAACAGAACGTGCCTGTTGTGGTTGCCATCCAAGTTTGGAAAGTAAATTGTAAGCCTGTTCGCTTTCTAAAATTGAAGCATACCATGCTTTGGCTGTTTCTTCAACTTGCATGTAATTCTTTTCATTCATTTTTTGAACCAATTCAATTTGTTCATCACTTATCCAAAGCGGTTGAATAAATGTAATTTGGCTTTCAAACTTGTCTTTAGAATAGTTGCAATACCGTGTGCTTTCTTGCGAAAAACTTGCAATTCTATGTCTTACAATTTCATGTGAAACACCACGGTCGCAAACAAATAAAATGCTTATTTTTTCATGTTCTAAAACGCTTTCATGTCCACGCTCAACAAGCATTTTAATAAACTTTTCTGCACTTTCGTCTGTTATTTGGTCTTCACTTTTGTAACAAGTACGTCCAGCACGTTCAATGCTTTTTAGCATTTCTTTTCCGTCAATTTTTGACAGGATTTCATAACTCTGTTTTACAATTTTCATATATTTTGTTTTTTAAAATATCCCACCCTTCGCTTTTATTTTTTAGTGCTTCGTAGTAGGGGCAGTGAGTAAATATCCGCCAGCTACTAACACGTTGTATATGTCAGTTTTGCCAATTGGCTTTCGTGCTTTGAATAGGAGTATGTGCGTGGCAAAACCGAACACATACAACCATTCGTTATGTGCCATTTTAGCGACCAGACACAAACTCTTTTATCCAGTAATCTGATACCATAATAACACCACCATATTTATTTTTATACCAGTCCATATAATCTGACAAAATAATTATTTCATCAACTGTTTGTTTTGCTTCCTGCAAAGTAGATACGTGAATAGTATCATTAAAATTTCTGGCTCCTGCCTTTCTAATGCAAATCATATCATAATATGCTGCATCACTAAATAATTCATACCCTTTGTAATTTTCCATTTTTAATTAAGATTTATGAAGAAAAACGGCACATAACAGCACCTAACCAAAATTGGCGGTTCAGTAGTTATATCAACGTTTCTGCTTCGGTTAAACATTATTTTTATATTCAAGTTTTGTGCTTCGTAATCCCAAACGGTACATAGCACCATTCGTTAGCCGTAATTTACGGACGACTAACCAAAGCGATATATGCCATTCTCAATGCGTTCATTTGTTCAAGAAATTTCTCATATTCTGGTTTAGGTAAATCTTGAATATTTACCATATCACCATTATCGTAGTGCATGAATAATCCAATAAAACTACGGCTAACACACGGTAAAAGTCCATTGCCTTTCTGTTCTTGTTGCTTAGTATCTTCGTTCATTGTTTCTACTAATTTGAAAATTTATCTCTCGTATTTAAAACGGCAACGAGAGTTTACCGTCAAACGTTATGCACAACCTAAGAAAACAGGTCGGGCAATTTACGTTCTACTGTTACTATCGTATCATTCTTACTTCCCCCGTGTGGCACAAGCAAAATTTCAAGCATTTCAAAACCTCTGTTTTTACCAATTCCATTTGAGTTCCAACCACAAATCAAAGCAATCCCATTTGGCTTTAAAATTCTTGCTACTTCGTTTTTGCAATCAGCCCAATAACCCATATTTGCAACAGATTTTTCAAGTTTGTCTTTACCATAATCCTTGTAGCATTGTGCAGCTTGCGTAATTGAATATGGTGGGTCAAACAATACAAGGTCTGCTTTTCCAGTTTCTATTTTTCGCAAGAATGTTAAAGCATCAAGGTGATAATCTGTGTCAAATTCAGGGTTTAAATCATTAGTTATTGTTCCGTAACTGCTTTGATTTGCAAAAGGGTCTATAATAATTTTGCTTTTTGCCACGTACTTTTCAACCAACTCTTTTATTGGTTTAATTGTGAATGTTAGTTTGTTCGGCATTGCCCAAATTCGAGTAAATAAAGGCTGTGCATAACATGTGCTATAAGCAATAGCGGTGTCCGTGTTATCCGAAAGTTTCTGCTGTTTATTATCGTTTGTCATAAATTTAAAATTTTGTGTTTTTAATCCGCTACTGCTCATAGCACCAAACGTTAGTAGCCATTTTAAGAAACAGCATCGAACACCGAAATAACCTGCACTCGACCAAAGTATGTTTTAGGTTGCCACACTAACACATCGGATAAAAGAAACTTCTCTTGTGCTTTTTTATAAGTGCCAGTTGGATTTGCGGGAATAAACCAATGCTGGAAAATAATCCTTTTACTTGCTACTCTTGAAAGTTCTGCTAATAAATCGTGATTCCATTGGAAATTTCCGTTGTAAGGCGGGTCGCAAATTACTGTTTCAAATTCGTTATCCTTTACAAAGTCTTGCATTTTTGAAGCATCGCAAATTATATCAGGATTATTTTCAGCATCAGCATCTAATCGCACATCGCCAAGTAATGATTTACCACAGCAAACGTGCAATGTTCTACCAATAAACAATCCCTGTAAAACATCTTCAATGCTATCATTCCAAAGTTTCTTTTGCACTCTATAAATGTGGCTCGTTCCTGCCAACGGCACATTTCCTTTTGTCTTGTTAATTGCAGGTTGATTTTTGTAAGTTACACTTGCCATATTATTTGTTTTTAAATTTAATTTGTGAATAAAAACGGCTACCAACACGTGCTATATGCAAGTTTGCCATTAAGTTTTGTGCTAAATTGAAAGGTTGTACAAGGCAAACCTGCTCATAGCACCATACGTTATGCGTAATTATACAATCCACTCAATATATGATTGCGGATATTCACGCCTACGAATCATTACAGGTAGCATTAAATTAACATATAATAAAACGAGTGATCCCATAAATAAATTGAATCTGTTTTTATGTTGAAAATAATAACTACGCATAACACATAGTATAGTTAATTGGGGTTTTTGTTCGTTATTCATCATTTCTACATTTTATTAAGTTTCTACTCGGTGGATAGATTGTCGGTATCTAATCCCCAACTAACCATACCACCATCCGTTATAAGCCATTTAAAAGACCGTTGCGTTCTAAAACAGCTTTCTTTTCCCATCCGCCATTAGGTTTTTGACATCTTGAACATTCACATTTTCCAATACGAAAGCGTCCACAAGCAGGTGCAAATGTATATCCATTATCAATTTCTCTTTGATACCACCCTTTATCAATCCACCTTTGTAAAGTGGTCGCTTTTTTAATTCTGATACTTCCGCAAGATTCCATTTTGTCGGCACTGCGCATAGCCGTGAACCGTTTTGTCGCTCCCATTTTAATTGTGTTTATATATTCGTTAGAGGTCATTTTTTGCCTCCTCAATCTTGTTTCTTATCATATCTCCTCTAAGCAGAAATTCTGAATCATTATATTTAGATGGTTTAATGTGAGGGTAAACCCTGTCAATCGCTTCCCTCAAATACATGATGTAATCATCCTGCGCCTGAATGAGATGCTTGAGTTTGGACTGCATCCATTCTGCACCATGCTTATAAGCTATTTCATTGGACTTAATTGATGATAGCATATCATATATTTTTGCCGCCTGTTCAATTTCTTTTGGTGTCATTTTGTTCTCTCCTTATCTTGCGTTTATATTTAAGTGCCGAAAACCCATAGGTCTTTAGCCTATGGGATGTAAGGCACTAACCTTGTTGTTCAATATATTTCCTAATTGTTTCTGGACTTGCTTCTCCTATTGAGCAACAGAAATATCCATCACTCCATAATGTGCGTTCAACCCAAAACTCTTTTCTCAACTTACTCTCAAAGAGTTTCCAAGCGAATATCGTACTCTCTTGCTTGAGTTTTCTAACAATAGATGTTACTGATATGTTCGGTGGATAGTTGATAAGAAAATGGATGTGGTCTTTGTCTGACTCCATTATTTCAATATCAAAATCAGACTTTTCTGCGATACCCTTTAAAATACATTTGATAGTATCATTGAATTTGCCTACGAGCAACTTCTTTCTGTACTTAATGCAGAATATCAAATGACACTTCAAGTAATATTTGTGTCGGTTACTATGCTCATAATCACTCCTCATACTACAAAATTAACGAAAATATTTCACTTTTACAAAACATTTCTTGTTTTTGTAAATACTTATATGTATATTTGCACTATGATTAAGACGATAAATAGAACATACAGATTTAGGATATATCCAAATGCTTCCCAAATGGAATTGTTGGCGAAGCACTTCGGCTGTACTCGCTTTGTCTATAACTATTTCCTTAATCAAAGGCAAGAGCAATATAAAGAGGAAGGAGAGAGTGATAACTACTATGCTCAGGCAAAGGCTTTAACTGAATTAAAGAAAAAAGAAGAAACCGCTTGGCTTAAAGAAGTAAACTCTCAAACACTTCAATTTGCTTTGCGTAATCTTGAAACTGCATACACTAATTTCTTCCAAAAGAGAGCGAAGTTCCCTAACTATCACTCAAAGAAAGGTAAGAATACATTTACCGTACCCCAATTTGCAACTATTGAAAATAGTAAATTGTGGCTACCTAAATTCAAGAGTGGTATAACTATCCGTCTGCATAGAGAAATCAAAGGTAAGATGGGCAAAGTTAGTCTAACTAAAACTCCAACAGGAAAGTATTTTGTATCAGTATTCACAATAGAGGATTATCAAGAACTTGCACCTGCTAATAAAGCAGTTGGTGTAGATTTAGGTTTGAAAGACCTACTGATAACATCTGATGGTGAAGTATTCAAGAATAATAGATACACAAAGAGATATGAGAAGAAACTTGCAGTAGCACAGAGACACCTCTCAAGAAAAAAGAAAGGTAGTAATGAGTACGAAAACCAAAGGCTCAAAGCTGCTAAACTCTATGAGAAGATTTCTAATTGCCGTATGGACTACTTGCATAAGTGTTCTCACTCTCTAATCTCTAACTACGACACCATTTGTATTGAAGACCTTAATGTGAAAGGTATGGTACGAAACCATAAACTTGCTAAATCAATTACTGATGCAAGTTGGGGGACATTCGTCACTATGCTAACATATAAGGCTAATTGGAATGGTAGAAATGTAGTTAAGATTGATAGGTTTTTTCCATCCTCTCAGACTTGTAATGTTTGTGGCTATCGTAATAGCGAAATAAAAGACTTGAAAGTAAGAGAATGGGGTTGCCCATCTTGCGGTACACATCATAATAGAGATGTAAATGCTGCTATCAATATCCTAAAATTAGGATTAAATAATATATCGGCAGGGACTGTCGATTACACCGATGGAGAGGATAGAAGACCTAATCTTTTGAAAGGGCATTCCTCTGTGAAGTCGGAAGCCCACGAATCTTTAGTTCGTGGGTAGTTCACGTATTAAACTTGTTTTACCTTCTATTGTTATTGTTACCTTGGCAGGAAGTCTATCCTGCTCATCACACCATTCCTGATACTCTTCCCATAGTTCATTCTCCCTTTCCATCAGGTACATCCTATCCATGTCACTGATGCGTTCATAATCCTCTTCAACTTGATTCATTAAGTGATTGCTTTTCATTTCTTATAATTTTCAATCTTCTTCTATATGTTTCATTCATCAATCTCCTCCCATCCTTCGTCCATTAGTGATTGTACTTTTAAGAACAAATCGTACTTACGTTTTGGTACAAAGTATGCACTATCTCCTACCCAATCCTGCTCAGGATTTGTAGGACTGGCAAGAAAGCACTCACCTCTAAACCAATCCTCTTCCATAATGTCTTGTACTTCTGGCCAGGTTACTATTATATAGTCAACGAGCCCTTCTAATTCTGTATAATCTCTCATTTCTTTGTTAAATTAGTCTTTTATACGAAGTCCAAACATTTCAATGAACCAGCTAAACGTATCAAGAGCTTTCTTTTTTGGAAATCTGAAAGTCTTCATGAGAAGGGGAACAGCGTATTTCTTAAACTCTTCACGCTGTTCCCTTGTGACAGTGAGGTTGAACCTCCATTTGTCATCGTCCACTACATCCAACCTTGTTTTTCCTATCATTTCAAGTTGATAGTCGAATAGGTGAGTGCCAATATTGCTTCTGGTTATCTTTTCCATCACTTCCTCCTTGCTAGTTTGATTTGTTCAATATATTCTTCCAAGGGTATTATCAATGATTTTTTGATAGTGGGGTACTCAGAATAATCACATATGTCGTAGCTACTAAAGAACTTCTTGTAATAACCTCCTTTTTTCATAGGTAACTGTAAATGTCTTACCTTCTTATTAGCAAGCCTCTTATAGTAACTGCTGTTTTTAAGTTTCAACATAGGAAATTTATATGATCTGCTCATCACCAAAGACTTAATTGTTGTTTATCTTGTTTAGTCTGTTTCTTATAACTCTTGTCTATCTTCCTTATTATCTCCTCTGCCTTCTCAATGTAGAAGTCGTAATTGATGTCACAATCCTTCACCTTGGTTCCAGCAGGAAGATAATT